TCCTTAGCTCGCCTCTTGGCTCCTGTACGGGTGCCGAGTGCATATTAGTACGCTTGTCTACTTCGTTGTTTACAACCAACATATTTTGAATATTACGGTTAATGTAGTCACCAATAATAGCTGCGGCGTTATTAGCTGGAGGTGCGATGTCTTGCCGTACTGTGGAAAGCATCTGCATAGACCAAGCATAAATAGCCTTCATATCGTAGTCATGCAACCCAAGCATACGGGCAACCAAACCGCCTGTAATATTACAAGCAATAGCAGCAGACCAAAAACGCTCTTTGCTGGTTAGGCGCATCTCTTTATCAATCTTCTGCTGGATAGCCAACAAGTTGCTGACCGTATCTTCTAAGTTATTAACTAAGTAACTGCAATAGATGTCCCCAGCATGCCCATAATTTTCTTTAAGTTGGTGGTCGAACATCTCCTTAGCCACATGTACAGGGATAATATTGCTTGGATGTATCTGATACTCTAATAGGCGCATGCTCTCACCATCCGGACTGTTCTTGTGCACCCCTAACTTCTCGTAGAAACTAGCGTTTGAACTAGCCAACGATATGGTCTGCCAAGTGGTGTTGTTAATACGCATCTCGTTTTTATCTGACCTAGACCTATTAGCACCACGACCTTGTGACATGCTATAAGCCAGCGTAGAAAACTCGGCAGGGCTAATGTTGGTAATCTCATCAATCGTAAACGGCAGGTTATTCATAATGCCTATATGCAACATCTTGGCGGCTAGGGTGTCTTTCCAAATTCCAGCTAGCCTATCAGGGTGTCCGTACACGCTATTACACATATACAAAGCAGTAGATTTACCTGTGCCTGACTCTTTGTGAATCAGGTTTATGATTGCTCCGCTATGACCAGTAAACTTAAGAAGCGGCGCGCCAAACGCAGTAAGCGCAGCAAACGCATGGGGTTCTAATCCAGGGGCGCCATACAGATTAAACACTTCCTTCCATTTCTCTAGCGTACCCATGGGGTGCATAACTTCGGTGAACTGCCTTGTGTTTGCAGAAGGTGGGCTGTGGAATGTGCCGTCTTTGCTAATCTCTCTATCGCCAATAATAAACTTGCTGTTCTTATCCACCCAGCCAAATTGTGTCCTCATTAATTCTGCCCTTCCTTTATATTGCAACTCTTTAATAAATAACATTAAAAACGCCATCAACTGATCCATCTGCTTTGGCATCCCAGCGACGCCTTTTGTTGACAACGCTTCACGTAATCTTTCTTTTACTGCTACGGTAGAAAGCGGAATCGTAAACTCCCGCACACCGTCTTTAGGTAAATGCAAACGTAGTAATACAAGTTCTCCAACCGCAGGGTCTGGATCGTGCATACGCTTTACAACATACAAATCGTGTTCGTATACACAAATTGGTTCTGATTCCTCTTCATCTTTAATAGTGATGTAGATGCCACCGTTCTTCCCACGGAAGTATGGGAACGGGAAAGAAGGTATTTTGTATGTAACCGCATCTTCTATCTCTTGTGTGTCGTGGACTTCTGTATCTTCTGCTTTAACTATTTCTCTGCCTAATGCAATAGGAGAACCGATGCGTCCCTTCCATTGGCAACCTTCACAACCACCTGGGTTATTTTTCTCAAACGTACTGCAACGCTGAGCAAACGCTGTATGGCTTGCTTTTTCCTCCGTATTCTCGGGTGAATATTCAGGGTGATTCTCTGAAATCTTATGGATTGCAGTCTCTCTGTCCACGCATCGGTGTGCAATGGATAACGCATTGAACCACATAGGTTCGGATACAGACTCTTGATTTTGATACTGATACAGTAATTGTGCGCACCCTTCGCCATTTGCACTGCGAATCATAATTTTGCTAAACCGAGATACGGTATTAGCAGCCATGGCTTTTTGTAACTCACTTAACTCTTTGGGTGCAGTAGGTTTCTTTGGTGCTTCTTTAACACCCAAAAGGTTCTTAAATGCCTCGTAATCTACATCGGGTGCATCTGAAATTACTTCTACTGGTTTAGGTGGATTATCTTTAAAGTTTAATGTTCCGGGCACTCTAAGCACTCGGGCTATCTCAAATACACTTGCATCGACATAAAGGTTATGCAATACGCATAGTTCGTTCAAACGATTAGCAACTGGTTCCCATTCTTCCCGAGTAATAGGTTTAGTAAGAGGCCAGTACGCATGGATGCCCCTACCTGAATTAACAAGTAAAGGCTTGGGTAATCCGATTAATTTGCAGAAATCTTGTAGAGCTTGAAGACCTGCTACTTGGTCAATATAACCATCGGGGCGGTTTGTTTTTGGATTTACTTCTGCTTTTGCTTCACCACAATCCAAGTCAAGCCAAAATGCTTTGAGGTCTTTTACATTCTCTTTCTTGCGGTTTAAGTCGGTCTCAAACTTAGCGACACCAAAATAAACATCTCTGCCCTTAGACAGAAAGTCTTCTACGTGCTTATCGAATTCTTCTCGTGTTTGAACAAGCTCTTGTATAGCAGATTTACCTTTTAAGCCGAGCACGGTCAGCCACCCATTGGGGCTTTGCACTCTGTTTAGTAGGTCTATATTTGCCATTCTCGTCTCGTTGTTAGGGGGAAAAAAGGGGGGACTAATCCCCCCTCACCTTCCGGTGATGCTTTTTATTACTTACTAAGTCTATTAGCTATAAGCTTGGTGATACTTTTAGATAGCTCCGGCTTAGGATCGTATGCCCCAATAAACCAGTTGTATACCGTCTGCCGACTAACATTTAACATCTCTGCTATATCAGCAACCGATACACCCTTTTTTATTGCAGCTCTACCCAGCGCAACCCCAAGCCTAGTATTACCAGCTTTCTTGTTAAGCTCTATAGTTTTAGCACTATAGCCGTAGCTCATTATTAGTTATCCGACCAAGCGTTAACGACATCTGCTAACTTTGCTTTAGGTGCAGCGGGAGGCACTTCAGCTTTCTTAGCTCGTTTAACAACAGGCTCTTCAACTACTTCAGCCTCGGCTTCAGGAACTGCTTTAGCTGCTGGTGGCAACTTAACAACACCGTCTTGCTGAGCTACAGTCAACTGAATAACCCGCTTGGACTCTTGAGTAGCTTGAGCTGCTTCGACTACATCAATCTCTTCGTCGGTCAAATGACGCACGGGGGTAAACTTCAGCACATCAGCGGTCTCATTCTCATCAAAGCTAATCTGAGTAATGATGCGATCAATGCTCTCGCCATTGGCTGGCAAAAACTTAGTGTAACTCTCAAACGGATGCGTATTACCAACACCCTTACCAAATAAAGACTTGGCAGGAATATTAAATTGGTAGATGTCACCACTCATATCGTTTTCAAGCAACAAGGCAATACGACGATTGAATCGGCATGCACGACCTTTGCCATTAGTACCAGAACCATCAATGTTTTGTGGGCAGGTAGCGCAACTTGTGGACTGAGCGTTAGCGGCTTTGGGATCAGGTACATCACCTAAATTAGACCAGCAGTCAGGTAGAGTTGGGGCTGCATCAGGGTCAAACGCAGTAGCGTAGAACTGACGAGATACTTTTGGTAGTGCATTAATAATGATGACATTTAGGAAACCATCTTTAACCTTACCAGCTTCTTTGCCGTTTACGATCCTACGAAATACACCCTTAGCCATGGTGATACGACGACTAGTACCGCCCCCACTATCCGCTAGGGCTTTAGATAATTCACTAACCTCACGATTAGTTGCTACTGAGTTTTGTTGCTGAAAAATAGAAATATTACTCATGCTTTGCTCCTTCTAACGACCACGGTGTATTTACTGTCTGCTTGTAAACCAGCAGGTAACAGATTTGGATTCTCTTCGAGAAACTGCTTAAGATTGGTTTGATGCAATCTTTTCTCGAGCAGGGGGTAGGCATCATGTTCTTGTATGAACTGATACATAGAATCCCAATCAGTCGTCCAGTACCGTGTATCCACTTTACGAATAATTGTCCCTGCTGGTGTCTTGATGCTGTCAGCATTGTTATCACGACATACGTCAAGCATTTTTTCTGCAAGCAAGTCTTGTTGAGCCTTGAGCTCTTCATCTTGTTGCTCGAACTTCTCCTTTAGCTCAGCTCGCTTGTCTCTAATCTTTATATAAATCTCGGCAAGCTTGTCTGTTGCTATAACTTCTACATCACTCATTTTTAGCTCCTTCTAACTACGAACCACTAGTATACCAATGACTTTGACAATGTCAAGCTATATCTTCAATTTCTTGTCTATATAAGTCAATTATTTTTGTGTGGCTATCTATATTATTTTGTAACATTCTGTATAGCTTTGCTTCTACTTCACTTCCTTTGATATGCACAATGGTCATGGGGTTCTTCTGCCCCGGGCGGTTAATACGTGCATTAGCTTGCAAGTATGTTTCCACGCTAGTCACAGGAGCATACCAAATGATTACATTAGCAGCTGTTAGTGTTAACCCGTGAGATGCTGCTTGGGGTTGTATTATCAAGACCCTAGTGTTATCGGTCTCTTGGAAGTCTTTGATTATGTCGTGCCTTTTATTTACAGGCACTTGCCCATTAATGACTTCACAAGTAATATTAGCTGCGGTTAAATAAGTTCTTAGTAGTTCTATAGTATGAGTAAATGGAACAAACACCAGGACCTTATGTGAAGCTTCGTTAATAACCTCTTCAATAACCCGTAAGCGGTTGGATACGTCAAACTGTATGACTTCTTTAGTATCGGTATATACCGCACCGCCAGAGATCTGCAGTAGCTTGTTGATGTTGGTAGCTGCGTTTACTGAAGTAACTTGCTCTCCATCTGCATGTATCAACATTTGTTGTTTGAGTATTTTGTAATACTTTATTTGCTGGGGGGTAAGCGGGGCATCCCGTTCTACAAAAGTTACATCAGGTAGGTCTAGGCATTGATCTTTCTCAAACCGAATAGCAGGTTGTAACACTTTATGTACAACGGATTGGGCTTGGGGTTTTGGTATCCAACGATAAGTACCTACCTTGAACATAACTTGGTCACGGAACTGACCATAAAATTTAGGGGTGTTATTAGGATTAATAAGCTTAGCGAGGCCAAATGCGTCTACGGGGGATTGTGCTGCTGGAGTACCAGTAAGCATCCACATACCCTTAACTTGGGCGGCTATGTCTCTGAGCGTCTTCCAACGGGTTGTTTGTGCATTTTTGTAGGCACTTGCCTCATCTACTACGATTAGGTCAAACCCACCTTTTAGGACTTCTTCTTTGACGATGTCTACCCCATCAAAGTTAATAATGACAAACTCAGCATTGTTGGCAAGTATTTTTTTGCGTTGTACTGGGCTACCATGGGCTATATCGCATGTGCGGTGAATCGCAAACTTAAATAAGTCCTGTTGCCATGCCGACCTCATAATAGATAAGGGGCAAATTACAAGCACACGACGGATAACGCCTAGGTTCAATAGGTAGTCAGCTGCCCATATTACGCTAGCCGTTTTACCTGTGCCCTGCTCGTTAAAGCAGAAAGCCTTGCGGTTAAGCGTTAAGAACTCAGAAGTTTGCTTTTGGTGTGCAAAAGGCTTATGTTTACCAGGCCAGTTGTAATCCGTTAGGATGCTATTTCTTGCTTGCATTCCGTTTGACGGAGTGGTCTGAGTTCCTACTGAATGATCTGTTCTTGCTAGCGGGTTTAACCTTGAGATTACCCCTAGCACTTGTTCCCCCCTTGCTGAGAGGTTTTGCATGATCGACGTCTTTTCCATCACCCTTGTGTACCTTTCCTTCTTTCATTAGCTCCGCACGGGCTGTGTTACGTTTAGCCCTATTCTTTATTTGTTCGGGTTTACCCTGATACTGTTCGTATTCTTTTTTATATGGTCTTGGTTTGTTCACGTATGGCATTTTGAGGTTTTTCCTTACGAAGTTTAGTCCCTACATTATGGCTCTCAAGGGCGTCTTTAATCAAGTGCATACCCCATTCTGCAGCGCATTCCGCATGCATAGATAAAGTAACAAAATAATCTCCCCATTCTTCACCCCTATCCGTAATTTTTGGGTTAGCAACTACTGCTAGTTTTGCTAATGGGGATAAGTTAAATTCAAATTGATCTTTTGCTATATGCACTATGTCCCAAGACACAGCATCTTGGTCTCTAGTTATTTTTCTATTACGACAACTAGGGTAAGAGCAATGGCATATTTCATGTTCGCCCCTAATGTAATCCCAAGCGTCTTTTGGGGTTTGTTTTCCTTTTTCTTTTGTAACTCCTTTACTGAAGCTCATTTGCGTCTCTCCCTATAATTATGACAAGTCTTGACGGGACACCACCCACACAACGGACCCGCTACTGCGTTCCATACACCCGTTTTTAGGGCTGTTTCAAGCCGTTCTAAATCAAATCGCACATGCTCAAAGTAAGCCATCTTGTGCATTGAACTGTGTTCTTTGTTTACAAACTCATTACTAACTACAAATATCAAAGCAGACTTAAGCGTTTTAAGTTCTGGGAAATGAGCAAATACCGCACCCGCTAGTAAATCCAACTGTTTTAAGTCAGCGTACTTTGCATTCTTACTGCTCTTGTAATCCACTAGGTAGCCTTCGTCGCCATTAACAATCAGCAAGTCAGCAATACCCCGATACCACGCATCTTTATCGTAGAACCCACAAGGATTAAGTCTGCCACCTTTATTAGATACACCTAGTTCAATTTCAGTATGCTTTTCACCTGGTATTCTCTTAAGCGCATCTACTGTATCTTGAATAAACGCAAACTGTGGGGGGATGGGTGTGCCATCTTTGATGTAGTCCTCAGCAACTTTATGTAGCTCTTTGCCATACACAGTAGCTTCACTACCATCATCCTTTACATCCTTGGCTACCTTAAGATGGTAATACTTCTTCGGGCATTGTTGAAATGTTTTTAAACTACTGTATGACCATGCTGGCATATTATTTTTTCTTTGATGAGTATTTAGCTTGTGAAATCTTTGCTAGGCAGTGAGCACACTTCCATCGTCGAATTGGTCTATGCCGACTACCAACAACAAGCACTTGACCACCAATATCAGGCTTATAACTAGTACAGCTCGAGCAATATTTCTTTCCACGATCAAGTACCTTTTCTAAGATATCGCTTTCTAGGTTTAACTGCTGCAATTCCAAGTTCTTCTCCTTTATCTCTAGTTTCCATCATGGCATCAGCCATGATATATGCCATTTGGGGTATTTCTTCTTTAGAATAATCCCCGTTAATAATCCATCCGTTCATAGCCAAGCCCGCAAATATATCACGTAGCATGCCTTTATCTTCTTCAGTCATTTATACCCGCCTCTCTTAGTTTATTTCGTAGTCGTTGGCACTCGGCTTGTACCGTAGCTAATTGCTCAGTAACTATATGCAACTGGTGTCGTAACATTTGTTCTAAATCTTCTTGGTCATCAATGGCTACTATGCCCGCAAACGGAATAGGCTCGTAACTGGCACCACTATCTACAACGTGTGGAGGTGCTGAATTTTTACGGTCTTCGGTAGTCCAAGTTGTCATTTTTTAATTTTCTCCCAAACGTCAGTTAACGGCATTGACCTAATCTCTATCCATCCAATATACACACAAGCAAACATAATAAATAAAAAGAATGTAAACACTACCACAAATATTAGCACCGCAAACACGGCAACAAACAGAGCAAACAGGTTAAGTATTGTGACGATCATAAGTTTTTACCCCGCTTGCGGATGTCAAAGTTTTCTACTGGATATCGTTTTGTGCTTGCCTGTCCGTTACTCTGTTTCCAAATAACTACAACAGTTTCATCATCTAAATACCAGCACCCGTCGCTTGTACTACCTGAACTGCCGTAGTTATACGACTTGCGTAGGGCTGTATATATTTCTCCCGCATATCTGCACTCTTCATCGGTTAGTACAATCTTTCCACCCGCTTGATTGGGCAGAGTAGCAACTACTCCACCTAGTGCAATAGTTGGGACAAACAAAAGAACCGTTAACAGTTTTTTCAAAATAATGCCTCCTCAAATTTATACCCTTCTACTATCTTACGTACGACTTTGCGTACGCATTTAAAAGTCCAGCCTTCACGCTGTTGCACAATATGTCTTGCCTCTTCTTGCCTACCCACTATGCGCATAACTTCACCGTTCTCATCTTTAATGATGTACACGTTCTTTCTCCTCGTAATTACCTACGGCATAGTCTTTGATGATCTTGCCGTTTTCTTCGTCACCCACTAGCATCGGGTCAATCCATACTTTTTTGCCTGACTTCTTCATAATGCGCCAATGACCACGTCTCCAATGCAATCTTGGTGAGGCATGTGTGCCCTGTGGTATAGATGGCAAAGCTGACTTTTTACCATCAACTGTAATTAACCTAAACTCAATCAAAGGTTTCTTACCTTTATTAATACGTTTTTTATTAACGGCAATTTCATCGGGGGTAGGGGCAGATACATACATATCACCACCTGCTATGGTTAACATATATACAGCAATAATTGCGAGGTAGGACATGTTGTCCATGGTTTCAGGTTCCGCAAGCTCGTATTTATGTTTACGAGCAACGAACGGCTTAGACAGTTTAAGTTTGCCCTCTACAAAATGTAGTACACAATGGGCTATAAAATAATTCTTCCCTATTTCATTTGGTTTACTAAATAAAGCATTTATTGTTATGCGATCTTGATCTTGCGTTAGAAAAAAAGAATACAAAAGATTGACTGAGCCATCTTGCACTATGATTTCGTCTGTTTCATCAGGGAAATCTTTATTTACTCTTTCTCCTCCTATTATTGTTATTTTTGGAAAAGGAAGACGTATTTCTCCAAGCGACTCAATTGCGCTAACTGCTGTGTCATAAATTGGGCTACGACTACCAAGAAAGTCACGTTCAACTATTATTTTAGGGTGCTCAAGTATGCAGTCAATAAGTTCTTTTGACTTTTCTTTATGGGCATCAAAATGAACATCAAAACACTTACCTTGTTGTGCTAACTTAACAAAATCAGTAAACGCATTAAGTAGTTTGTTTTTTATTTCAATATTTTGAATTGCACTTTTAACGTTTGGATAAATGTCTTTAGTAAACCCAATTGATGCAATTGGGTATAGTTTGTTTCTATCTTCCCCGTATATGTGACTATTAGCAATCGCCATAACTTCTCCCCATTCCTGACTCGCAACTCAACGGCAGGTCTTGTGCCCACTTGGGTCGCATCTTCATACACATCTCCACATACTCTTGACCAGCTTCCGATTCTTGTTCAGGTATTACGCAAGCAATCGCATCATGCACAGTCATTACCACTTTATATTTTTTAGCTACTTGTAGCATCTGCTCACCAACGATGATTCGGGCTAACGCTTGGCAGACGTTCTCAATAACTTTCCCACCATATATCCTGTTAGGCACAACTGCTTTGCCTTTCTTGATATCGTAGACATACTCGTCCTTACCCTGCTCGTTACGCATCTTGCGTAGGTTTGGGTACTTCATATACAGTCCGTTTGGCAATCGAATGCCTCTTCTGCCCTCTACTTGCAGGACATCTACCTTGCCAAGCGTCGCAGTTTGGTTGTTAAGTATTGCATCTAGTGCTTTGTTAGCTTGATTCCATAGTTGCGGAATCCAATCATAAGTTTGGCGGTAGACTTTAATAATACGTGTGGCTTCCTCCTCCTCAATATCCACGTTGAACGTCTTGAGTTGCGCTTTGAATTTCGCACTCCCCATGCCGTAGCCACATCCCAATATCGTCGTCTTACCAACGAACCTTTCGTCCTTGCTAATTTCTTCAGTTGCCTTGTTATAGATAGACGACGCCATGATTCTGTATACATCTTCGCCCCTTTCAAACGCATCCACTAAATCATTCTGTTCAGCCAGCCACGCTAGCGTTCTTGCTTCTATTTGACTAGAGTCAGAGTCCACAACGACGTGCCCGGGGGGAGCCATAATTGCATCTTTGAGGATTGAGCCTCGTGGTAAGTTTTGTAGGTTTACCTTGTCATCACCGCCCCAACGACCTGTATGAGCTGCATAGTAGCGTAGTGGTATGGGGAATAAGCCTCGCTGCGCTATTTCAATAAAGCGTTCAGTCCTTGTTTCTTCAATGGTTGACTTCACTCCTAAGCGCGCTGATGCTAATAATTGCACCACTTCGTTCTCATGTTCAAGTAGTTCCTTAAACCCTTCATCGGTCTTGGCAAATGCCCATGCCTCTTTACCTGTTGCAGGACTAATTTTAGTTGGGGGTTCTATGCCCTGTGCAATAAGTAACTCGGCAAACTTGTCGTTACTCATCAAGTGCTCTTTTTCTTTCTCGATACTTGCTAGTAAACTTTCTTTCCTCTGCCGTACTTCAGCTAAATGGTCATGTAGCATGTTGCCGTCAAGCCATAGGCTAGGCTCAGTAAACATACGGATAGTCAGGTCAATAAGTCGTAACTCACTAGGAGGAAAGCCCGCACTTAGTTGCTCAAACAAACCCATCGTAAGCACCACATCGTTTTTGCAATACTCGCCATACTGTGCCAAGTCCTGCGCATTAAAGTCAATCCGACGTTTACCTTGTGCTTGTAAGACTTCTGTGCCTTTTACTCCAAGTCCATAGTGTTCCGCCAACTTAGCAAGGCTACCGCCAACCTCCGTGCCATGTATGGCTCTTGCCATTGATAAAGTATCAGCAATACCCTTGGGTCTTATATCAAACTGCCAATTAAGGATAGCCATGTCAAACATAGCGTTGTGGGCTATCACGAGATGCTTGTTGAGTTCAAAGCTATCCAAAAACTTCTTTGTATCTGCTTTAGTACCACTAAACCAAGTAGGAGCGCTCCCTTGTTCGCACACCGCCACCCCGATGGTTTCAAACTCAGGGCTACGGACGTACTCTTCCGTGGTAATTTTGCTAAGGGAGAAGGTTTGAGAGTAATAGGTCTCAAAGTCTAAACAAAAAATTTTCATTTTATTTTTTTGAGCCTACCGCCTGCGACTTGCCGAGAAAGAGATGATAGTTCCGCAGGAGAATGCCTCTCCAACTCCTCTAGCAGTAGGGGCAACTGCTTCATGGTTTCAAGTATTTCAAAATCATGGGCATCACGTAGCAGGGTATCCATAACTCGCTTAGTAAACAGCTCGCCTTGCAAGCTCTGCATCTTCTCCCATAGGGCTTTGACTTCTTTGTCGTTTAGGAACGGCAACTGATCTTTGTATTCCTTACCCCCATTGGTTCGCATCTCAATAGAGAGGAGAATGTCTCGCCATTTTGGAGGATACCCATCTCGTAGGGTAGGGATAAATTCATCGGGGTTACTGTTCATGCGTTCAAGTAATATCTGAACCCCTTTGTTCATTTCAACATCTGCCATCTATGTCCTCCTCGTCGTTAGCCCCTGTTAAATCTTTTAGCAATCCCTCTAACAATGTTAGGTTGCTTTCATTTATTACGACGGCAATTCCACCCTGTTTACGAATGTCTGCCATTTCTTTTTCTTGTAATGCAGTAGGCTTATTGTCGCCTGCCTTGCACTCAATAGCTACAAATTTTCCTGCAATGCAACAAATAATATCAGGCACACCGCTACGTCCATAACCATGGGTAGCAGGGAAAAAGTAATAAGCGTCGTAAGCCTTAAGTAGCTTGACGCATTTGTCTTTAACTTTCTTTTCGGGAGTTAGTGCCATGCCACCATAATAACATGGTGTTGGACTTTGTCAAGGAGAAAAATGGGTGGAGATGTAGATTCTCTGCCACCCTCAGAGTTAACAAGGATTCAGCTAGCCATAAAGTATCGGGGCAAACTAGCTGAAGACAAAATCATTCGCATCTACAAGGCTACTAGGTTCTATCTATAATCAAACTGCCCCCTAACATTGTTAGGTCTTGCTAAGATTACTAATAGCCCGATCCAAATACCATTTAGCTTTCTGTAAGTCTTCCAACTTATTGCCTTTCAAATCGGCACGACTTACATACTTCACTACATTACCTAGGTTATACCCTAGGTTCTTAGCTTCAATGAAATCAATCGTCTCAATACCCCCTGCCTTGTAGTGCGGTGGGTGGTTGACCATGTCAGACTTAATGCTCTTGTTGCTCGTGTAAGTTGCTATTACTTTCATACCCCTAGTAGTTTTACTTGCGGCACGCTTAGGCGATAGGGCGGTCATCTGCACTTTAGCCATACCTTCACGCATTTGCTTTCGCACTTTGTAAGCGGTTTGATACACGCTAGCAATCGGAACTCCTGTTACCTGCGACACTTCTTTCGCCTTGGCATTTGGGTTCTTCTTGATGTAACGAATTACTTTACTGCTTTTGGTGAGTTTCTTTCTCATTTGTTTCTCCATGTTGTTGAACATAACTAGCTAATACTTCCCTAATCTTTGCACTCTTGTTAGGGTAAGCGTTGAAAAAATCTGCTACTTCTTGGCTGATACGCACAGGTAGGTAAACCATTGCAGGCTTCATTCCTTTGCCTCTGCCTCTGCTTCGTTTTATGGTTACTTCATTCATACTCTCCTCTCATTCTGTTGGTTTGTTAGCATCACGATTTAACTTAAACAAGTAGTCATCTCGGTATTCAGTAGGTGGAACAAACCCATGCTTTTTCCACGTTCTTAATACGTCAGCACCCGTAGTCCACTTAAACTTTGAGTCTTTATCTAAAGCCATAGACGTTATCCTTTCTTGTCTAGGTGAATCATCTACTATGAATACATGTCGTTTTTTATTAAACATAATCTTCTCCTTAACTAACATTGTTAGGTAATACTAAGAAAGTAGATTCGTTGACACGCAAACCTACTCCACTAACTACTTGATTATCTTCAACTAACTTGAGTAGCCCTATCGCCCTACGCATAAAGTCAGGCAACTCATCACTCTCTTTTATTTGTAAAGGGTCTTTGCCCTTTTGCACAGAATAGTGTATACCATCTATGAACACAACAAAAGCGTTGCCTTTCGCCAACATGTCTTTCATGTGATCCACCGATCTCTCTTCCTCTAACTGCTTAGGGAATTGCTCAAGCTGTATAGCAATACTAGATTTGTCTACTAGACTATCCATAAACTGTTGGTAATTATTAGTTACAAACTGTTTAATAGGTGTCTCCAACGAGTTCCATGTATGTCGCAAAGCCCACTCTTTCTCGTTAGCTATCTGCCCCACAACTTGTCCTACCTTTAGCGTAGCCTCTGCAAGTTTTTCACTTACACTTTTCCTACTAAAGAATTTATCTACATGCTTGATTGCCTTGTTAAGGTGAATCGTTTTCATACCACAACCACGTTCACGCATACTTTCAATGCGATGATTGTCAATACGATACCGATAACCGTTACTAGAGTAGTCTTTGTCGATTGTGCCTAGGGTCTCTCGCTTATCCTTAATGTCAAAGCGGTGAGCAACATACGTTTTATCGCTTGCCATAGCAGTAGCACTTGTCTCTACGAATGTCCATTGTGGATACTTCAAAGCTAATTGCTCGATTAAGTCTTTGAGGAACGGATCAATCGTTGCTCGTCGTTTAATCCCATCACCAAAGCGGTCATGCTCTTTCAATTCAATATTTGCATACGTCATTAGTTATCTCCTTACCAATCAAACTTACTAAGAATGTCATCAACCTTTGCCTTCACGCTACTACGCACATCAGGGCTTTCCTTGATCGCCTCGATGTCAACCCCTAACATTGTTAGTTCAAGGGAACGGCGGGCATTCTCGAGTAGTGGGTCTTTCGTTACGTTCAAGTGAGATAGCAGTCCGCACAACTCCTGAGCATTAGTAATCAGGGTATCGTGATACCTCTTCTTGGTCTCGTCATCACCCTCTACATCGGTTAGCTTTTCTGAAATATGGGTAAGAGTTTTGTGTAGCTTCTCCCATGGTTCACGCATAGCATCTTTGAGCCTGTCGTTGAACGCTGACTCATACTGCTCACCTAGTTCTTCCATGTCTGCCTTGGGAATGTCGAGACGGAAGTCCCCACCCTCGGGCAACGGAGAGAATACCAAGCGGAATCCAAACTTACTCCGCAACTCCTCGATACTTGGATAGTCATAAGGGTTGAAGAGATCACCCATGTGATGTTTTGCCAAGTCAATCAAGTCTGCATAGTTCACATAGAAGTCCTCGATCATGGTGTTCATGTTCTTCTGATACACATTCATGTTTGACTTGTAGTCTAAGAACAGGCTAGTAGGCAGTAGCCTCGCACCTTTGTCCGACCACGATAGCGTAGTCTGATTGTGGTAGAGCCTAGCCTTAGCAGCGTAGTCAGAGATCTTTTTACGCTTGTCCGTTCCTGCCATTAAGTTCTTACGCACTTGGGCTGAGTCTTTGCTTGCTGAGTTATTGCTAAGCACCGCCTCGGTTGCACCCTTGTCCAACTTGTTGGCAGTCCAAACACTTATGTTTAGTTCTACCAATACTGCACTAGATGAAATACTCATGTTTGCTTCTCCTCGTTAGTTTGATTCAGGTTTGCCTGCTAGTCTTGCCATTGAATACATATTGCTACTCAATACTTTCATACTGCACAACTCCTTCTCTTGGGGGTAGATGTGAAAGGTGTTGCCACCCTTATCACTCGATCTCCAATTCTCTTTGAACACTTCTGCATCTTTCATTAGGTCTAACAATGTTAGGGCTTTGTCAGCCTCCATTACATACGCTTTGTCATACCCAAATTCAACAATTACTTTAGCCATAGGATTAGTCCTTAACATGTATCGTTTTACCCACAGGGGCATAATCTCTGTTGTTGCCAACAATAGTCCATAGAATCGGTGCATTCCACTCGTCTCCCCAATTACCGATGTAGCCGTCAGTAAGCATGATGATTGCCTCGGGCTTGATCGCTTTCTCTTTCATGTATTCCATTACGCAAGTAGGATCAGTGCCACCACCACCCTTGGGTTTGGTTGAATCAATGATTGAATCTACTTGACTAGAGGAATACTCCTCATGCCCCGCAACTTCGCCGTCCCAATAAATGAGATCGACTTTATCGGGGTGAACATCTTTCGCAATCGACTGCACTTCGGATAAGAATTCACCAAGTTCCTTATTACCTACCGAGCCACTCGTATCAATGCCAATCACCAGATGCCCAACTCTTTCACCTATTAAGCTAGGCATATAGATATCACCCGATAAATATCTACGATTAACTCGTCGCCACGAACTTGTGTCTTTTGCATTACATGTAGCTTTAACAAATTCACGCAACACCTCTCGCCAATCCACCTTGGGTTCAACTAGATCAGCTAGGTCTCGACCCATGCGACCACCGCCTTTGCCTACAACTTTCTGCTCGGCAATAATCCCTTGACGAATAGCCTGATCGACCTCCTTCTCTAACTGTTTCTTCTCCTCTTCGCTTAGAGCCTTCGCACCTTCCCAATCATGCTCGTCGAATCCCTCGCCACCACCGCTACCGCCACCGCCTTCGTCTTGCTCTTCCTTAAGAATGTCAAAGATTTGCTTAGCGTTCATTCCTCTGAAGCGTTCGTCGATTGCACCTAGTGGCTTACCATCAGGACGCTTAGGCATGGCAAGTAGCAACTCGTCCTTGTCCATATCTACTAGCTGAAGGTTGATTACATAATCACACGCAAGGTTTGCAAGTCTATGATCCTCGTCATGCAATCTCTTCCATGTAATCATGTGTCGATACGCTTTGTGCAATGTCTCATGCAACACCACGAATGCCAACTCTTTGTCGTCCAACTTCTTAATGAACTCACGACCATACTGCTCATCTCTGCCGTTAGTGCATGCACTTGGAATGTCTTCCACTACGCTAGTCTTGCCAACAGTCATAAGACCAGACCACAAAGCAAACTTGGGGTTACGCATGATGGAGATTTTCACCTTGCTCAATCTGCGTTCCTCTTTATCCTTTACTACTACTTCGCTATTACCTAACATTGTTAGTTCTCCTTGTTGTCCACACATCAAAAAAGTCTTCCGCTTTATACCCACGCTTGGCTAGCAACCGCCTTGCTCTACGCAAAGCGTTCTTCTGCATCTGTCGGATAGACTCTCGGGATACTCCACTACCCTTAACTCCCCTAGCCATTACAGCAAGTCCTCGTTCTTCTGCACCCAATCAGCAAACTTCGATGAACTGAAAGCAATCTGTTGTTTGGTTGGAGACTTGGCGATATTGATAGCAAAGCATGCTTGCCACTCGGCTTGGAATCTCTCAATGTATTCCATGAACTTAGGCATTGTTTGCTTATCCACCTTAGCGATTGCACCGAACACAATAATTGCACATGCACCTGCTGACTCGGGAACATGAGCCGTCTTTGGATTTGCAATCACAGACTCCCAAGTTGGAAGCTGATCCGAGAACTCTATGTATGCTTGCATATCACGAGAGGCTGACTCACCTACCGCACCACTCATTGCACATATCAAGCTATCGCTATCCAATTTAGACCGCACCCTAACAATGTTAGATACTCGTTCTAGACTACGAGGAGAGACGAACGCTGACTGCACTTTCTTTGGATTGAAAATGTATGGGTTATCCGACTGACTCGAATCAAGGTAAGAGGCTAGGGCATGGGGGAATTGACGAACCCACGCAATCACCTCGGGGGCAATATTGTTCTCAATAGCCCACGCAATCCATTGGTCTGCATCAGGCTTGCTCACATGCAAAGGGATAATACGATTCATACTATGAGCCTTAAGGCTATCGCCTACGCCGTCGCTTGAGAGATTACCTGTTAGGAAAGTAATGCTATCGGGGTGCAAAGTAATATCACCGAGCCTTGGGTTAGCCACCTCGAGCATTGGGTGCAACATGTTCTTAATGGGATCAGCACCTTTCGTATACTCATCTAACATTGTTATGACGGGTTTACCCAGATGGATTTTGAATCTACTGTTAGGGTAGTAGGCAGTAGTCTTTGTCTCCCGATCAATGACGGGCATAGCAATATCACCCAAGTCCATGTTAGGCACATCAATGTAAGACACCTCATGGTCAGGCAGGCTTGCTGATAACGACTTAAGCAGAGACGATTTGCCGATCCCTGGCTCGCCTCTTAAGAAGTAGCGGTTCATCGGGGTGGAAAGAATAATGTTTGACGCTTGGGCAAGCGTTACTGTTTTACCAAAATTTAATTCAGCCATACTAAGTTTCTCCTTGTTAATTGAATTACATCTACTGCAATAGACCTAACATTGTTAGGGTGCTCCACAACTTACTACTATTAAACTCATTTTTATTATTTAATATATACTATATTATAACACAATTTATTGACTAAATCAAGTTTTCTAGCCAAAGCTTGCATATATTTGGATACGGGGTAGCACTTTACGAGAAGCTCATCAAGCTCACTTGTTGTGCAACCTCTTCCAACCGCCTCTAAAGTATTTCCCGTTGGAATCTTTACGCACGACACCCTCGGGTAGCACCTTTTCTTTTAGCGTCTCAAAACGATGAAAGCCAATAATCAACTCATCAAAAGCTTTCAATGCTTTCTTCTCATGTAGCACATAGCCTTCGGTTTCACTACCATTACCCCACTTGGTTATGCCAAACGAATAAGCCATTTGCAAGATCGCTTTGTAGAACGAGTCGTTCTTTGTCTCTTCTTTGGTATCTGTAATCAAGTTAAAGAACAGTTTGACGGAGTCCTCCCACCCATTGCGTTCGTCATGGCTCAGATCAGCAGGCATCTTTGGTCTTGGATACTTACCCTCGGTCTTGCCAAACACCCGATACATCTCGGTTTGCGGATAGTCGCTGCCAGCTTTAAGCCTACACATACTACTCAAGTAGGAGTAAAAGGGGTGATACCGCACCCTAACATTGTTAGCCCCTTTGCGATCAAGAGCATGTCCTATCACAGGGGTAGGATTCACAGGCTCGTATACCCAATTGTGATTGCGTCTAATGGTCAAGCCCTCGATAGGCACGATATAGTCCTTACCACCAAAACCAACTAAGGTGTTGTAGTTAAAGATCGAACTATGGATACCTAGCACCTCACCAATAAAGTTGCATGTGGATACGCTGTTATATCCATCGTGGCGGAGGACTACATCTCCGTTCTCCCAAAAGATTACGACAGGAGTCTTGTAGAGAATGCACTCTACCGCACCTTCAGGCTTGAAGTTAATTAAGTAGTGGTCGTTGCGACGATGACCTAGTGGTCTTGTATCTACCGCCCTACCACGAATAGGCTTGGTATCTTCCCATAACTTTAACGCAGTAGCGTAGTCGTTAATATGGGGTATGCCCGAGTTTCTTTGGTGTCCATACATTTGTTTATTCCTCCGTTATATTTACTTGCTTAGACCTAACATTGTTAGGATTCCGCCCGTGTCGCCCTGCATTACGCTTGGGCTGACTGAGCAACGCTACCACCACAGGATTTCTCTTGCGGATTGGTCGGTGCTTGCTCTGCTTGGTTTTCTTCATCATCTGTATCTCGCTTTCCTAAAAAAGAATCTCCATCAAACTGCATAGCACTAAATGCGTGGAAGTAGTCGGTGCATGGGTCGTCTCCAAACTCCATCTCCTCAATGTCTGCCTGCTCTTCCCCTACTCGCACAAAATACCCACTTATACCCTCAACCTTTTGCATGCTCTCCCACAACTCGTCCCACGCTTTTACATCGTCGTAGTCGGGATACCACTTCCAATCCGAGCCGTAAAGAATGAACGCACCATCTTTCCACCCGAACGAATCAGAATCAGCTTTGCCATTCCACAACTCCCAAAACCGAGACAACTTGATAAAGCCAACCATCTCTTTGAACTTAGCCTTATCGTAGTAGCTGTATGATTTGCCTTGCTCGTCGTGCCTTTCCTCCCTGTCCACGCTAATGCAACCTGCCACCTGAGACCTATACCCCATCTTTCATCTCCCCTAACATTGTTAGGACTTTGGCACGCATAGCCTCTTGCCCACGATTGAATCCTTCGCAAAAGACCAAGCGGTCATCGTCCAAAAAGATGTTGCCATTCTCTTCGTCGAACACATAAAACTCGTCTTGTGCGTCTAGCGTAATATCCTCAATCGAACTGCCTTTTTCCCACTTCACCCCTTCGGGCACTCCATGCCATCTAGTCATATCACTCTCCTT